CCTAATTCCTCAGCAATAGTATTGAGTTTAAGATTAGGTAATTGGCCACCACCACTATCTTTCCATACCGATTCAAACCCTGTATGAGATGATGCTGGTGCGGCAGTATCAAACTGCCAACGCCCTGCGATTGGTTGGTCTGTTGGGTAATATCTTTGGCCGCGCTTCGGATAACGAATGATACCGAGAGGGCTTAACTTAGCCGCGCTACCATGACCATATATCTTATTGAGGCGTTCAATCATATGAGGTATATCAAAGAATGTTCCTGCGTGAGCAATCATCATGTCCGGGTCGCGTTCGTGTAAGAAATCAATGAAGTTCTCATACAACTGCTTCTCCGAATCAAAGAGGCGCAATGTGTATTGAGTATCGCGCACCTTTCTTTGATAAGTGAAGTTAGCAGGGTGTGCATGATGAGGACAATTGGTTGTCTCATCAGCCCATGCAAACACAACGGGTTCGTCAAGGTCGGAGTCTATAACAGCAATCACAGTAGTGAAGTTATCGTCTCCGGTGTTGCACTCTATATCATACCACCACTTACGCGGCTTCCACTTAGGCATCTCCGGCACATTATCAATGAGGTATCTATCAACGAACCTAACATCTGCTTCGTAAGTATTGCTAAACATATCACTCATTCTGCTAATTTCAAATGGTGAGTTAGTGCTTACTTTGTATAGTGCTTCTCCTTTCAATCCTTTGTATGTTTCAGTATGAATAGTTGCATTAGGGTATGAACGGATGAGACTTTTCAAACGAAACTCTGGTGTAGTTTGTGGGATGAAAAAGTAAGGATTGTATGATTCACTTTTTTCTATGAGCACTCCGTCTTTATCACGATACCGTGTGTAAATTGTAGGCGGTTCATCGTCGTGATAAATAGCATCTGCAATCACGACATCACCTCTTTGTCTATAATGTTGAAGCCCTCTTTAGTTGCATCTCCATAGGCTACATCAATACCACATTTATATTTAGCATTCAGCATACCTGCTATATTCAAAACAGTTTCAAGCCAATCTTCCGGCATATCAATAGGCACTCCTGCATCACTTGTTAGTTGAATAACTACTGTTGGATATTTCATTCTCCAACCCCCATTAGGTGTTTGATAATTAATAAGGTATCATACTCTTGGTGTTTCAAGATAAGCGCGCCGTGGTCTCCCATATAGAAATCAACTATTCCATTATCCATACATGATAGTATTTTTGGGAGGTCCGAAGTAAAATATGTTGTGCCTTGTTCAGTCCCCCATATATTATTTAACTCAATGGTGCGACTCATATTGATAGCACCTACCACTTCACCCATAGTAATAATCATCTCAGCATCTGTGGGGTTCACTTGTATTCGGCAAGGTGCATCCTTACCCACTATCTTCACACCTACACTCATACCTTTCATCTCTTTCATCTCAATGCTACCATTGATACTCAAGGGGTGTGGTCCGATTTTAGTATAATTGTCGTCTTCCATTTGGCGGATTGCTTCTTTGGCGCGCCCCACAGTTGTGGCTGAACGGATATGGGTGTGGCTTGGGAGGTTAAGAGAATCACTTCCTGATTTCAAATTGAAATAGCCGTCCCATTGGCTTACTATACATAAACTTTGCGAAGATGCTTTAAGGAAGGTCGCAACTTTTGCAACATCACAGATATACACCTTACCCGGTTTGTATGATATATCATTCGCAACCATCACACTAATGCTCTTTTCGCAATAGTGGGTAGGTGTGTCCACCGCGCCATATAATCGGTTATCTTTTATTACAAGTAGCAAGTCTTCAATATTATTACCGAATCCATTTATGAATCCGAGTAGTTTCTTTGTGTCTATTATTGTTTGGGCCATTTTATTATCTCTCCTGTTTTAACAAAATGTATGTTGTTACATTTCTTACACAAGGGGCGTTGCGCGTTCCATTTATCATCTGTCGCAAAACCTGTTGGTATTATTACCATATTCTTACGACATAGATATAATGATGATTCATGTGTTATATGTATGGGGTAATTAATAGGATTAGGGATGCTCATTTATCAACACCTTCTTCTTGGTCGGGTGGTTGGTTGGGAATAAATCTCAAACACAAACAACTATGATGGGTTATTACTCGCTCATTATTATGTATATGAACCGAGTCCACTTCACCTGTCCCATTACACATTTTACAATATTTATCAGCAACCACAGTCATGTATTCAAACACACATTTGCATTCTTGTGTATGAACATCTAAATATTGAATGTCGGCTTCTAAATCATAATGAGTAACTTGGTAGTATATTACACCCTCACCTCCACATTCCGAACAATTAGGGTCGGGCATATAGGGTGCGTATTTTTCACCCAAACTCGCATCATTAGCAATATCAATTCCGCGCGGTTGTGAATCATTATGAGCCGGTGTCCCTGTTTTGGGCCATTTATTATTGTATTCGTCATCCACCATTCACACCTGTCCTTCTTTTAATTCGGGTAATCCATACCAATCAGGAGAACCATCCTTTTGAGTTCGCATAACCAATCGGCGTTGGTCTAATAGTGCCGGATTGGTTCTGCACTTAACAAACTCAACCTCGTAGCGTATTTCACCTGTTGGTTTATTTTCATCGTTGCGCACCTTGCTTTTATGAAACCACAATATTTGATTCAAGTGTCCCGCCATATTCTTCTCCCATGCGGCTTTCTTACCGAGAATAGCACCCGACTTGTCTTGTATATCTTTGAAGTGTGTTTCAACATAAACGCGCACTCCAAGAGACATTAAGGTTTTACAAATAGCCGTCAATTGATGGAAGCGCGTTGAGCGAATTTGCCAATTGAAGCGCATACCAATTTGTTCATGTGGTTTAACTTTAGCACCAATACCATCGGGCGCAGTTCCCAAATCTTCAATGAACATACAGTTAGTTGCTACCGCATCCCATTGGTCAAGTCCCGTGATAAGAACACTATGCAAGTTTGGTTTGTTTCCGGGGTCAGCGGCCCAATTAACAAGAGTCCTACCGATGTTCATAACCCTACGATGTGTTGCTGGGTAATCAAATGAATCACGCGATTCTCCCGTTTGCATAACATTGGGGTTTAGAACACGAATGTTTTTCGGATGTGCTCTGTGATGAGTCGCGCGAATTGTTTGACCACCTCCATCAAAGTCAAGGACAAATATCACATCGCCATTGGCTATTTCTTCATCGGTTAAACTATCAAGAACAATGCCGGTTTTACCTGTCCCTTCTGGACCAACAAGACCCATGAAGATTTGATTGTCGGGTAAATATTCCGCTGATTCAAGGATTTCTCCCCAAACTCCTTGCGCAATTGGTTTTGCTTCTGGTGCTACGGGTAAATCAATTACCTCATCGTTTGCTGGTTGCGTTTTCTTAGTAATTGTTTCTTGTGCTTGTGCTTTCAAATCATTCAAGTTAGCCATTTATTCACTCTCCTTTGTATTGGTCAGTATTGGTGTCACCACCCTCGCCTCCGGGTATGGTTTGGCGAGGGATGGGGTGGACTCCAACAGCATTAATTTTAGGAATTAGTAATTTCTTACCACCGACTTCTTTAACAGACATACCTAATCGTCCGTAAATCAATACAGTAGTTTTGATAGCATAAGGTTTCCATCCATCAGCAGTTGCATATTCAAATGGGTGTCCTTCATCACCTAAGAATCCATGAATCCCAATCCCAACATCACTACGAGGGTCCTCATTGAATGTTCTTAATAAGTCCCAAGAAGTTACGCGCATGAAATAAGTATGTCCCGTTGGGTCATATTGATAGTCGCTTGGTTCAAGTCGCAAATCGCTAACCTTTCCTTTAATGAACACCATTGGTCCAACAGGGTTTGGTATGCCCGGAATCATTTGTTGTTGTGTTTCAAATAATTCACCAAGCGTTGACAAGTCTTGAACATATTGTGTAGCCGTTGGTATTAATTTATCTGGTGCGATAGCCGCCGCGTAGTGTTCTTCAACGATGTCGCCATATGTTACTGCTGAGGGGAAAGGTAATGCGTTATACACATCTTCCCAACCGGGTGAAACAGTCTTGCGCTCTCTTACTTTAAGTGTGCAGTTAGTCCACATTTGTGGAACAAACCATTCATTTGGGTCCTTTGATGTGACTGTGATGCGCAATACAGATTGCTCATCCATGTAGTCTGCTTCCTCATTACCATAGAAATGGTATGTTCGTTGCCAACGGTATGGTGTGATAGGTTCACCGAACCGACTCCAATCAGGGTTGTTTTGCAAGATTGCAATTGATAGTCCATGTTCTTCAAATAAGAACCACGGTTTTTCTTCTGCGCTATCTTCTGTTTTCTTAACACCTTGTTTTGTTTCAAGCATCCATACACCATTCTCTGTGTAAGCGCGAGCCACAAGACCCATGTTGATTGCTTCGTCAAGATTGTTGATTGCCGCCGATACTGCTGGGGCGCGTTTATTTTCTTGAGCATCACGCACTCTGCTATCAACACCCACAAAATAACCAATGAGGTTTTGGGACTGTGTTGATGAACTGCCCGACATTTTTCGTTGAACAATGAATGATTCTGCTGCTTCAATCATAAAGTCGTCGTCTTCGTTGCTT